AAAAAGGTGAGGCCACATCTAGAGCAGCACCAGCGTTGTCTGTATACATAACAAACGAAATTTCATCGCCGGGGGATGCTTCAGGAATAATAGCTATCGCTTGTCCACCTCCAGCAATCATCTTACTTTGTGCAAGCCGACGATTGCTAAAGCCTTGGTCTGTGCTTGTGTAGTTAACCCAAACCGCTGGGGCAGCACCTAAAGCGCCCGAAACGATATAGTTTGCAACAACCATAATGCTGCTCAAACCGCCCGGCGGAACCGTAAATACACCCGTTGCGGTGTTGTAATAATCCGCCAATACAATGCGATTGCCGTTGATCCCAGTGCGAACAGTATCAAACAGAAGAGGCAATGCGGCTGTTCCAAGCCCTGCTGTAAACGCTGCATTTCGCGTCACGCTTAAAACCGTCTGGAACGGAACTTGCGGCGGCAAGCCCGGATATGAAGCTGCGTTAGTGCCGTAATAAGCACCTTCGCGGTACATATCCTCAAAATTGATCTGTGCTTGCGTGTTAGCGCCAAGCGCAAACGGACGCTTATTTAACGGTTGTGTAAATCTGATCTGGTTATTTTTAGTGACAAACCGTCCAGTAAAATAGTTATTGAACCGGAAAAAATCAGGTTGCGGCGAAAGAGCCGCATAGTTGTAGAAATCCAATCGGCAATTTGTCAGCGTTACGCCACCTGAGTCTACAGCGTTATTTACCGCAGAAAGATTGTTGACCCATATAAAGGGCTTGCCGTAAACTTCAGACTCACACTGGCTTAGGCTAATATATCCAGTGTAATACAAGCCGTCATACAAAACCTGATTAAGTTCAAAAATAGGGTAATCGTCGGTTTCTGCGCCGTAGAAATAACTGTTTTCAGCGTATATGCGACCGCCAAAGTTTTTGACTGTGGTTACATCTTGACCGTTCCATGCAGCGTCTTCGCCGCCTACCAAGATGCAGTCGGTAAAAGAGCCAACGGTAAATAGGCCGTACATTTCCAAACCGTTGCGGCACTGATTGGTGACGCACTTGCTGAAGAACATTTCCGACAGACTTACCTGATTGACACCATTTTCGCCAATGCGAATAGCCAGCTTACAGCGCCGGAAGGTAATATTATCATACCGACCATAGCCGCCTTTAATCCAAAGCGTGCTGTCGTAATTGCTGTTCAAACCGCCATCAAAAATCAAACTTCCAGTGATCGTTAAAAAGTTTGTTGAAAGTTTCAGCGCGTGCGTCTGTGCGCCAGTTGGACTAAGAAGTAACGTGGCCGTATCAGATTGAATGGTTGTAAACTGCTCTGTTACCTCAAGCGATGTAATAAGATATTCGCCTGCTGGTATTACAACCGTTTTAGGTCCAACTATATCAAGAGCAGCCTGAATAGCCGCCGTATCATCTGTCACACCGTCGCCAGTAGCGCCGAAATCCATGACCGAAACGGTTTGCGCCAGCTTAGCTTCGACGTTGGTAGCCACGCTACCAGCAAACGGCGGATCATAGCTGACAATCGACGCGTCTACAGCGCCAGTGGTTGTCTGGATCGCTGTGGTGAACTTTACTTCGCCGCCGACGTGTACGCCAGACGTAAACGTCACTGTGTTGCTGTCTGTTTCCAGATAGCTGTCGCCAACATACTGGTTGACGCCGTCGATATAGACGGTCAGCGAGTTCGTGCCGGGCGTGTAGTTGATCGTCGATAGGTTGAACACAGTCTGACCGGCAGTAGCCGTAATGACTTCTTCTTGGATCGTGTAATTGACAAAGTTCGAGTTGACGCCAGTGATGTTGTCGTAAGTGCCGAGCAGGATGCCTGTGGCTGTCTCGATGACAAATTTATAGACCAGACCGTCAGTTAGCCAAATCTCACCGCCCGGTACGCGTCCTGCGCTGTCCAGAATAATAGGGTTTGCGTGCGGCGTAGTGCCAGATGCGCTGGTGTACGTCGCCTGCGGCGTAGTCGTGCCGGCTGCATAGGTGTAAATCTTGCCGCCCGACAGGATAACGCCGTTATTGTCGAAGAACTGCGCTGCAAAACCGCCAATGGGTGAAGGGGTTACTGACATGTAAATATTACTCCAGCAGCAACAACCCGCCGTCCTCTTGGACGAGGTTGTCACCAATTTCGGTTAGCAGATTGCCCTGAACGGTCGCGTCTGCGTAGCCCGACAGAAAGCTGATGATGCTTCCGAGGCCCAAAGCAATACCGTTACGAAGCGCGCCGCCGAAGCCCATAGATTAGTTCCGATTGATCGGCTTGGCGTACACCGTACCACCTGTGGACACCTGAATGGCGCTCACGCGCCAAGGTGCGCCGTTCGTGTTGACGGTCAGCACAAAAGGAATTGGCGTAAATGGCGGGATTGGCGTGCTGGCGGTCGTAGCGACAGCGCCGACGCCTACTTCGACGTAGCAAGCCTGATCCGACCAGACCACAACGCCCTGCGCGCCGGGAGGCCATGTGGACGTGTTACCAGCAGTGCCGGTATACGCCACGCTGTATGCAGGATAATCAGCTTTGCTTAGTGGGTTTAAGAGTTCCATAGCGCGTCCTTATGCGAGAAATTTCAGTTTATACAGCGTGCTGTAATACAGGCCAAAAATCTCGTCGATAATGTTTTGGATTGGGGTGCAATCCTTATCGACGACTTTATACCGCATTTCCATCAGTTCGTCTACTTGACCTTCAAGAAACTCGACAATGTTGTTGGTTTTCTTAGCCGACATAAGCGAAATAGGGCCGATGAGGCCGTATTTGCCCTGATAGGCTTCCGCGTATTTATCCGCCAAATCAATGATTTCACTGTAAAACTTCCGCAACGCTTTGTGCTTTGCGTAGCTGCGTGTGTTCAGATGCGTCGAGTGTGCCACGTCACGCGCAAGAAACAATGTACCTACAAAATCAGCGCAACTCATTACATCATTCCTTCAGGGGCTTGTTCTTGCATTGGCATTTCCATCGGCATCTCAGGCTGTTCGCCCATCTCTGGGGCTTGCTGCATCTGTTCGTCCATCTGCGGTACTTCGCGCATTTCAGGTGAACCGCCGATCAAGTCGCCTGTATCCAGCGCGCCTGCAATCGTACCCATGACAATATCCTGAATTTGCTCAGGTGTCATGCTGTTTTGTACAGCAGAGATGCGCTTGGTTTCGGCTTCGTAAGCCTGCACTTCAGCCTTGTACCTGTCGATGGAGATTTTCTGCTGCTCTGCGCTGTCTTGGATATTCTCCATGATGTCAGAGACGCGGTTGAGTTCTTGCGACAAGGCTTCGATCTGTTGCTTGGCAGCCATGATTTCTGGCGATTGGTCGCCTTCTTCCAAGACTTTCGGGTCAAGGATTTTCTTAAACCGTTTCGCCATTTCCTGCGCTCCGGGCCAATCCATGTTCTTGATGAACAGATCACCGGCCACAGTCCAAAGCTGCGGGTTGGATTGCAGAATCATTGACATGGCGTCGAGCGCCTCTTGACGCTTGGTCATGTAGCCGGGGCCAGTAGTGACCATAACGTCGTATGTGCCGATTGACGGGTTGTAAATTTTTTCGATCAGGCCGCCATTTTGGTCGCGAATTTCCTTGACGGGTTCTGCCTGCATTGGGTCCATTTTGACCATGCTGACTTCTCCATCAACGCCGATGATGCGTGCAATGCGCTGTGTGTCGTAAATCTTAGGAATAATATCGACAAGCTGGCGCGTAATGTGACGGATTGCACGGGCAAGGTTATCAACATAGTGATACGTACCGACATCGCCCTGCTTTTCGCGTGCGGTGATGGCTTTTGCAGACCGTTCGTTGCCTTGTTGGCCCAGTGAGGCGTCGTACTGGCCGGTGGTGGATTTGATGTCCTCACCAGCGCCCATTTTAGCCTGTATCAGCCCTGTTTGCGGCAGCGGGGGTGCTGCACGCTGTGGAAGCGGTAATACGTTCCCAGCGCCGTCTGTAACGTCTGGATTGACTTCCAAATACGGCCAGTTGGTCGTGTTGGCAGTCTTCCACTGGTTTTCGTAGCCCTCGAACTGACCGCCATAAGCGATAAAGGGTGCCTTTGGCGCCAGCGCCAGCATTTCTGCTTCTTGGCTGGTCCAGTAGTTGTACATGCGCTGTGCGTCTTTGGCGTTCCGCACCAGACCAGATACGTAAATCTGTCCTTGCACTTCAAATTCGTTACCTACGACGCGTACCACAGGTATCCAACTGCCCGGCCATTCGCGTTCGTCCAGCACGTCATAGCCATTGGTCTTCATCCACATGACTTTTTTGCGGTCTACTTCGCGGCTGCGGACAGGCTTGCCGTACATGGCGCGCAGTTGCTTATCCATCGGCGTATCTTTGAACGCAGTGACGTTGTCTGGGTACAGATTCAGCGTTTCGCGCTTGCGCTTGTAATAGAAATACTCCGCAACGCGGATAGTGTCTTCGTCAAGCCATGCCGACATGCTTTCATCGCCGACAGCGGTGGACAGGATTGACGAAATGGGCGTTGCGTCTGGAAACTCGCGCTCATACTCGTCTTTGGTCATGTCCTGCGTAACAAAGCACCATTCAGCGTCTGCGCCGCATGGGTCTTGGATCGTAGGGTCCATGTAGACGCTGAACGAGTTGCGGACGCGCATAATCCGCACGTCTTGGTCGAAAGTCTCTTCGTTGCAGTATTCCGTGATGAGGCGGATATAGCCTTCGCCGTAGGTGACTTGGTTGTCGCAGGCGGTGTCGTAAGCTACGTCAGCGTCGGACATATATTCAATGTGCCGCACGACGCCGTCGAAGATCGCTGCCACTTCAATGTCAGCGTTGTCATCGACAGGTATTACCTTACCGGCAGGGCGGTTTTGACGCTGTTCGTTCGTCACCTGACGGACGTGCTGCGGCAATTTGTTAATTGTCAAGCAGGGACGTGCGTTAATTGTCTGGCCTTGCACCGCACCGCGGGTTGCCAATACGTCAGCAGGCCACTGCCACTGGTTGTCAGGGCTGCCGGCCATGAACCGAAGGTCGTCCAGTTCGTCCTCACGGCTGTCCGAATAGGCTGCCATCGACATCTGTAGCCGATGGCGCATGGTTGCCATTGTATCCGGGTCACCGCGAGTGTTCGCTGGATCGCTACCGATGTCAGCTACATCGCCTACTTTATTAATACCTGTCGGATCAGCCATTGTGGTTACTTTTTACCTTTTTTAGCGGATTCACGCTTCACGCTATACGCAATTGCGACCGCCTGTTTGACAGGTTTTCCGGCGTTTACCTCAGCCTTGATGTTCTTGCGGAACGCGGCTTTGCTGGGCGACTTGACCAGAGGCACTTTATTTCTTCTTTGTTGGCGTTGGCTTCATCGACACGGTCGTGCGGATGACTTGCACTGGCTTGGCCGCCTTCATCAACTCAGGGCCGCGTGTCGTGCCTTCGCGGGCTACAGCTTTCATAGCTGCGCGTGCGCGGGCTGGGTCGCGGTTAGCCATTGCAGCCTTTTCAGCCTTTACAGTGCCTGTCTTATACAGGGCTTTGGTGTATTTATTAGCTGGCATTTACTTACCCTTCTTAGCTGGTTTGGCTGTTTTGGCGCTCTCTTTGAAAGCCTTGGCTGTGGGAGCGCCTTTAGCGCCCGGTTTACGCATTTTTTCGCCTGATCCAGCGGCAATCCGCTCTTTCTTGGCGTGAATGTTGGCATATAGACCCTTTTTCATGGGCATTTCCACCTTTTCAAACTAGCTTTGGCGCGTTCGCCGTCTTTTGCCTTGGCTGCAACAGCCCCCATGCGGGCGCAGAACGACGCTTTGCGTCCTGCGTCAGCCTTTGTCTTCGGATTCGGCGCTGGAGCCTTCAATTTGCTGCCTGTTGCAGCGTTATATTTCGCTCTACCAGCGGCAGTCAGGCCCGCACCCTTCGACACAGGCAATTTCTCGCCACGGCCTACGGACAACGATACTGATTTTTTACTTTGTTTATCCGCAGGCATTTTTAAGCCTCTTTTGTGCAATATATTTTTTCTGTGCCAGAATACCACATTTACGGCAAGACCGTCCACCAGTTTTATTTCGTCCCGAATTTTTAGTGTAATATGTGTTTTCAGGCGTAAATTCATGTCCATGTTTGCAATGTGTTTGGTGTTGCCGCCATCCGTAATTGCCGCGGGATATATTTTCTTTCAGTGTGCATGGGTCCATGTGTGCGGGATTAACGCAATTTCGGACGCGGCAAGTGTGATCAAGGGTAAACCCTTCCGGAATAGGGCCTATTTCTTGCTCGTATATAAAACGGTGAGCGTATACCGATTTGTTGTTGGTGGTACACCAATAAGGATACCCATCATGCGTGGTCATACCCACCCACAGCCAGCAACCTGTGGGTGAAGATGCAAAATCTACGCGTTTCTGCATAAATTCGCCGGTTAAACTTTTATCTCGTAGCATTAACTAGCCATCCATCCAGAACCATGATGTGACGGTACATAACTGTTTGCGCCGCGTCTGTCAACGCGTCCTTGTCGTGGGTCTTTAGATGCCACCGGAAAGGCAAATGTCACCGCTATGGCGTCCGCTGCGTCAGGCGACGCCAGCCCGCGTGACTTCATATCTTTCTTGCTTTCGAGGAACAGCGTCCCTTTACTATCCGGCTTGGTGCGCGGGCTGATGAGGTCAGTCTTCAGGAAGCGATCCGACGGAATGTGTGCCGTCTTGAGCCAATCCCGCATGGACCCCCACATCTCTGCGCGCTTGTTGCCCCACATGATCTGGTTCTTGGCCTTATTGCCGAAGTTCACGCCGCGTATCTTGTACCGCTGCTCTTTCAGCCGGTCTACGACGCCTGCGCCTAGCCCGCCTTCGTCGATGCACACCAGCGCCGGCTTGAACTGCTCTATGGCGTCGATGACGTAGCCGGCCACTTCCATTGTGTCAGCGCCGCGGTGTCTCCGCAACTCTAGGATGTCCCGGCCCTGCCGTATGGCGATGACGGTAGCGTCCGCCCCGAAGCGTGCAGGGTCTACGCCTATGACGATGGGCGCGCTGTCATCCTTGATGGGTGGCCGCTTCATAGCGTCATCGACCAGATTGCTGCCGATGAACTGATCGTCGCCTTCTGATGGGAAGTTACCGTAGACTTCGACACTGGCTTGGTAGCTGTCTGGCCCGTACTCGTCGATGATGCGCTGGTACAGGTTTTTGTCT